TTACTAGGAAGGAGAATGGAATTTAATTTTTAGATAATGCATAGCATTCATTGAGTTAAAGCCAAATACAAAAAACAGTGTTTTTCACAAACACATTGTTGCGTTTAAACACTTAACGAGGTAGAGTGCGAACGTTCGCAGTTTAAACATGGCAGGTTGAATGACAAACAAGCAGACGCAGGTTTACGACTTCATCAGGGCTTACGTGAAGATTCATGGTTTCCCGCCTTCGTATGCGGATATTGCCAAGGGTCTTGGCATGAAGGCTCGGAGTAACATTCACCGGATGGTGCATAAGCTCCGCAGAGAAGGCATGTTGTCTCTGCGGAGCCATAAGTTCAGAAGCGTCCAGATTGCGGATCGTTCTGTTGATTCAATAACTGCCCTGTGATTCTTTCCAGAGAAGAGCTTGAGAAGTACAGTCAGTTATTGACTGTTCTCCCGCCTCAGTCGAAGCAGGTAGAGAAGATTCGTCAGCTGTTCAAGATGCACAAGAAGGCGATGAATCAAGATAACTTCATGTCTTTTGTGAAGGACATGTGGTCTGCGTTTATTCCCGGGAGACATCATCAGATCATGGCAAACGCTTTTGAGCGTGTTGCCAACGGTGAATTAAAACGTTTAATCATCAATATGCCGCCAAGGCATACCAAGTCTGAGTTTGCTTCGTATCTGTTACCTGCGTGGTTTCTGGGTAAGTATCCTGAAAAGAAAGTTATCCAGACGGCTCACACGGCGGAATTGGCGGTGGGATTTGGACGTAAGGTCAGGAACTTGGTCAGTTCGCAAGATTACCAGAGTATTTTCACGACCAAGTTATCCGCAGATTCTAAAGCTGCTGGGCGGTGGAATACCCATGCTGGTGGGGATTACTTCGCTATTGGTGTTGGCGGAGCTGTGACGGGTAAGGGCGCTGATCTGTTGATCATTGACGACCCACACAGTGAGCAGGAGGCTATGCAGAATAGCCCTGATGTGTATGACAAAGTTTTTGAATGGTATTCATCAGGCCCAAGGCAGAGGTTGCAACCGGGAGGGGCCATTGTTCTCGTCATGACCCGATGGGCGAAGAGAGATTTAACAGGGCATATCCTTGAACATTCCGCCGCTAGAGGCGGCGATGAGTGGGAAGTTATAGAGTTTCCAGCATTAATGCCGTCTGGAACACCGTTATGGCCTGAGTTTTGGAAACAAGACGAGCTTGAGGCCATCAGGGCTGAACTTCCGGTATCAAAATGGCAAGCACAGTATCAGCAGAACCCCACATCCGAAGAAGGCGCGATTATTAAGCGGGAGATGTGGAACCTGTGGGAGAAGGAAAGAGCGCCTTTCTGCGAATACATCATCCAATCATGGGATACGGCCTTTGAAAAGCACAACAGGGCCGACTTTAGTGCTTGCACGACATGGGGAATCTTCTATCAGGAGGATGATAACGGCAAAGAAATGGCAAATATCATCCTTTTAGATGCTTTTAGGGATCGAATTGAGTTTCCAGACCTAAAAAAAGCAGCATTTGAGCTATGGAAGCAGTGGAATCCAGACACATTGATTGTTGAAAAAAAAGCCGCTGGCGCTCCATTGATCTATGAGATGCGGAAAATGGGTATTCCCATGTCTGAATACACCCCGGGCAAGGGTTCGGATAAGATAGCGCGTGTAAACGCTGTATCAGATATGTTCGCATCTGGATTGGTATGGTGTCCCAACACGAGGTGGGCAGAAGAAGTCGTGGAGGAGTGTGCTTCATTTCCAAATGGCGATCATGACGACCTTGTTGACTCAACCACCCAAGCTCTTTTGAGGTTTAGACAGGGCGGCTTTGTCCGTTCTCCGTCTGATGAGCCTGATGAAGTTAAAAAGTTTAAATCACGCAGAAATGCTGGGTATTACTAAGGATAAACCATGGAAAAAACTCTCTATCAAGCGCCGCAAGGACTTGAAGCAATTGCCCAAGAACCGGATTTGCAGATTGAGATTGAAGACCCGGAATCGGTAAAGATCGGCATTGGCGGTGTTGAATTGGAAATTCAAAAAGACGAAGGCGATGATTTTGATGACAACATTGCCGAAGAGATGGGGGAGAATGAACTCCAAAGCCTAGCTTCTGAACTGCTAAGTGACTTTGATACCGACCTTTCTTCCCGAAAGGATTGGCTGGATGTCTATGTAAAAGGTTTGAAACTGCTTGGTTTGAAGCATGAAGACAGAACTGAGCCGTGGCCCGGAGCTTGTGGTGTATTTCACCCTATGTTGATGGAAAGCGCGGTGAAGTTTCAGTCAGAAACCATCATGGAGACCTTTCCTGCGGCTGGGCCTGTACGTACAAAGATCATAGGCAAAGAAACGCCGGAGAAGAAAGAAGCGGCTTTCCGCGTTGAGCAGGACATGAACTATGAGTTGACGGACGTAATGCGGGAGTATCGGCCAGAGCATGAGCGCCTTCTTCTGTCCCTGTGTTTGGCAGGAAATGCCTTCAAGAAAATTTACTTTGACCCTGCCCTAGACAGGCAGACGGCTGTTTTTATCCCTGCGGAAGATATTGTAGTGCCGTATGGTGCAACAAACCTTGAGACCGCAGAGCGTGTAACGCACCGGATGCGTAAAACAAAGAATGAGTTGCGTAGACTTCAATTTGCCGGGTTCTATCGGGATGTTGATCTGGGTGATCCCGTGATGGTGATGGACGAGGTTGAAAAGGAAAAAGCCAGAGAGCAGGGTTTCAGTGCTACGGTAGATAACCGTTTTCAAATTCTTGAAATGCACGTTGATCTTGATTTGGCGGGTTATGAAGACGAAGACAAGAAAGGCAATCCAACGGGGATAGCTTTGCCTTACGTTGTCACAATCGAAAAAGGCACAAGCACTATCCTGTCTATTCGTCGAAACTGGTTGCAAGATGACAAGCTGAAATTTCGTCGTCAGCACTTTGTCCATTACGGCTACATTCCGGGTTTTGGCTTCTACTACTTTGGTTTGATCCATTTGATTGGGGGTCACGCTAAAGCTGCTACCTCATTGATGCGGCAGTTGGTTGATGCCGGAACCCTGTCTAACCTTCCGGGCGGATTGAAAGCCCGTGGGATGCGGATTAAAGGCGATGACACGCCGATAGCTCCGGGCGAATTCAGGGATGTTGACCTTCCGTCAGGGGCCATTCGGGACAACATTCTTCCGTTGCCATATAAAGAACCAAGTCAGGTATTGGCTGGGTTAATGGACAAGATTGTTACAGACGCTCAACGCTTTGCAGCTACGGCTGATTTGAACGTCAGCGATATGTCGGCGCAAGCTCCGGTTGGAACAACGCTGGCTATTCTTGAAAGAGCTTTGAAAGTGATGAGCGCAGTTCAAGCGCGTATTCACTACACAATGAAGCAAGAGTTTCGTTTGTTGGCGGGGATTATTCGGGACAACACGCCAAAAGATTACTCGTATCAGCCTGAAGTTGGAAACAAATCCGCCAAGCAATCCGACTACGATCAAGTGGATGTGATTCCGGTAGCAGACCCAAATGCTTCAACCATGAGCCAGCGGGTTATTCAGTATCAAGCGGTAATGCAATTAGCTAAAGACGCGCCTCAATTGTATGACTTGCCTACATTGCACAGGCAGATGATTGAGGTCTTGGGTGTTAAGAACGCAGCTAAACTTGTTCCGACTGTTGATGACATGAAGCCGGTTGATCCGGTAACCGAAAACATGGATATCATGCGCGGAAAACCGGTCAAGGCATTCTTGATACAAGACCATGAGGCGCACTTGGCTGTGCATATGTCTGTGATACATGATCCTAAGATGATGCAGATCATAGGCCAAAACCCACAGGCACAGGCTTTGCAAGCCGCAGCAGCCGCGCACATTATGGAACACGTTGCCTTCCAGTATCGCAAAGAGATAGAGAAGATGCTTGGCGCAGCATTGCCGCCAATGAAAGACGACAGCAAAGACGCAGAAGATGTAAAAGTGCTGCCGCCAGAAATTGAAGCTCAACTTGCTCAACTTGTGGCTCAAGCCGCCGCAAAATTGCTTCAGAAAAATACTTCAGAAAACCAACAAAACCAAGCTCAAGAACAGGCCAAAGACCCGCTTATTCAAATGCAGCAGCAGGAACTTAAAATAAAAGAATCTGATGTCCAACGTAAGGCTAAAAAAGACTCAGATGACGCGGCGGCAAAGCAAGCTGAATTGCAATTGAAAACGCAGATGATGCAATCTCAACAGCAATTAAAAATGCAAGAGCTTCAAGCTAAACAACAGTTGGACAGTGCAAAGTTGAGTATTGAGGTTGCAAGGGGCGTTGACCAATCTGGGCATCAATCCCAGCAGAGGACGGTTGACTTTCAGAAACACCGTGAGCAGTTGGCGCATCAACAAAGGCAATCAGCATTACAAGCCAAACAAACCAAGGAGCCTAAAGCCTAATGAATTACGCCAATGAGATTGAATACATCGAATCAAAGCTCGATGAACGGCGCACAGAAATAGAACAGCACCTTGGAAGAGGTGTTGCCAAGAATTACGACGAATATCAAAAACTTTGCGGAGTCATTCAGGGTCTTGGTTTTGCAAAGGAAATTTTAATAGACCTTGCACAACGTATGGAGACAGACGCAAATGAGTGAAATACTGATTGGTCAAAACCCTGACAATCCAGAACAATCTACCGTTCTGCCGGAAACACAAGAGGCAAAAGCAAAGCAACTCCCGCAACCGTCTGGATACCACATCCTTTGTGCAATCCCTGAAATCGACGGCACGTATGAGAGTGGTCTTGTTAAAGCAGATGTCACCATGTCACATGAAGAACGCCTGACTACGGTGCTGTTTGTTATATCGCTTGGCCCTGATTGCTACAGGGATGAGAAACGGTTCCCCAGTGGGCCGTGGTGCAAACAGGGCGATTTCATTCTGGTACGTCCAAATACGGGTTCACGGATCAAAATTCACAACCGCGAATTCCGCATGATTACTGACGACATGGTTGAAGGTGTTGTCGAAGACCCACGCGGCATCGCTCGCGCATAAGGAGAAACACATGGCTGAAGCAGAATATAAGTTTCCAGATGAATTAGATGAACCCAAGATAGAAGTTACTCAAGAACCAGATTTAGCAGTAGAGGTTGTTGACGATACCCCTCCGCAGGATAAGGGACGGGAGAAAATGCCCCAAAAGATCGTAGAAGAATTGGAAAAAGACGATCTGGAAGAGTATTCGGATAAGGTAAAAACCCGCCTAGCCCAGATGAAGAAAGTCTGGCACGACGAGCGCCGTGAGAAAGAGGCCGCTACGCGTGAGCGGGAAGAAGCTCTACGCTTGACTCAAGCCTACGCAAATGAAAATAAACAACTAAAACAACGGCTTGGGCAAGGCGAGCGGTTATTTGTAGATGAAGTTACCAAGTCTGCTAATACGGAGTTAGCATCAGCAAAAGATAGGCTTAAACAGGCATATGAGTCAGGGGATTCTTCCTTGATCGCAGACGCTCAAGAAGCCATGACGGATGCCAAACTTAAGCTACGGGACTATCAAAATTACAGACCCTCTTTACAGCCTGAAGAAAGTAGTGTAGAAACGCACCAACAGACTCAAGCAGCGCCGCAAGCTCTTGATACCAAAGCCGAAGCGTGGCGGGAAAAGAATACTTGGTTTGGCGCTGACCCGGAGATGACTGCCTCCGCCCTTGGGCTGCATGAAAAGCTAGTCCGTTCTGGTGTAGACCCTCGTAGTGAGGATTATTACCAGCGTGTCGATGCAACAATGAGGAAGAGATTCCCCGAATATTACGAGGAAGAACAACCTCAAACACGGGAAACAGAGGCTGAGACCAAAGACTCAGAACCTAAGTCCCCGCGCAGAGCAACCAGTAATGTCGCTCCAGTAACGCGGTCTACCGCGCCTAGGCAAGTAAGATTAACGGCAACGCAGGTTAACTTGGCTAAAAAGCTTGGTTTGACCAATGAAGCGTATGCTCGTGAATTAATGAAATTGGAGAACACAAATGGTTGATCAAAATCGTACCGCTCGTGATGCTGAAACTCGCGTAACTACGCAGCGCAAAACACACTGGACACAACCCGGAGGTTTACCCACTCCTGAACCGGAAGATGGTTATACCTTTAGGTGGATACGGACGGCTCTTCTAGGTCAATTTGACCCCACGAACACGTCTGCAAAATTTCGGGAAGGTTGGGAACCTGTTAAGGCGGAAGAACAACCGCACATGCACGTTTTTGCTGACCCACAAAGTAGATTTAAAGGCAATATCGAAATCGGTGGGCTTTTGCTGTGTAAGATTCCTAAAGAATTTATGGAACAACGCGCAGCGCACTACCAAAAAGCGTCCAACGATCAGATACAAGCCGTAGATAACAGCTTCATGCAACAGAATGATGCGCGGATGCCGCTCTTTAGTGAGCGTAAATCCTCAACGTCGTTCGGTCGTGGGGCTAAATAACTTAATTTTAGGAGTTTTAAATGGCTTATCCTACTGTTTCAGCACCGTACGGGCTAATCCCCGTAAATCTGCTGGGCGGACAAGTCTTTGCTGGTTCAACCCGGCAAATTCCGATCCAAACGGCACACGGCACTAGCATTTACTTTGGTGACGTGGTTTTGATGTCGTCCAACGGCTGTATCACTACGGCTGTGCTGACTGCTACCACCGTTAACGTCGTTGGTATCTTTATGGGTTGCAGCTACATCAACTCGTCAGGACAACGTGTGTACGCGCAATACTACCCTGCGTTGACCACCGGCAC